AATTCGCCGCCCTCTTTGTGGCTTCGTCCTGTTATTTTAAATCCTTTACCGTCTGACTTTCTAGTCTGTTCCATGTGAGGGTTAAGACCGTCTTCTAAGCTATTGACCTGCTGCTTATATTGAGTAAATAAAGTTATCATTGAAGCAATCGCAAGTCCTGCCAATACTAAACCGACTACCGGTATTCCGGAAGTTGATTCTATTATTTGAGCTATAGCAGTAACCAGGGCAGAAGCCTGGGCAATTTCATCAAAAATTAACTGCTGTTCTAGTTGTTTCTTTTTTAGTTCTGTCTTTTCCTCTTCAGCGTCAGCAACTAAAGCGTTTTGATCTGCTAAATTGTCTTTTAAAGCGTCATAGTCATTCGCATAGCCTGCAATCTTTAGCTGTAATTCCCTGTCTAGTGCTGATTCTGTAGCGTCAACCCTTTCTTTTAAACTGTCGATCAATTCGTCCTGGGCTTCAATTTGAGAGGCTGTATTTGCAAGTACACCGGCTTGGATAGAACTAAAGACTTGATTAATTGCCCCTGACAACTGTTGTACATCTTCATCAGACAGTCCAAGATCTTCAGATATAAATTTCTGTATTTGGTCCCTGAATGTTAATACAAATGCTTCGCCTTCAGCTTCTCCTATTTGTTTACCTAAATTCAATTCAGGTAGATCTGTATCACCTTCCAACAATGCAGGCGCTTGAATTTCTAAAGGGTCAATATCAACTGCATTTAGCCTTTCTATTGTCTGCCTGTATTGCGCTTCTATTTGATCTGATAATATTTCAAATCCTTCTGTAATAACTCCTGTTGGTCTTCCAGCTGCTTCTGCTACTGCTATTAACTGCTGTTCGGCTGTAAGTAGATCAGCTAAGGCTTTTTGTCTAAACTGTTCGGCCCTGTCAGCGTCACTTGAATTTGTACTTATAACTTCATTTACTTGGTCCTGGAAAGTTTTGAGCTGATCATCAAAAGCTTTGTTGAGCGCTTCCACTCTTTTTAATTCCTCTTCCTGGGCCTTCTGCCTGTCTGCTGCTGCCTTTTGTTCTGCTGCTGCTGCTTGCTGCACTACAGTATTTAGATTATTCTTTAATCTTGTTGTTTGTTGTGTTGCGCTTGCTTCAGCCCTAATACCCTGCGCTATTAATTGTTGTAACTCTTTATTATCTTCTCTTGATGTATCATTTAAAGAGTTTTCAAGCTCCTTTAGTTTTATTCTATCTGCTAATAAATCAACTTCTAATTGGCCTCTTTCTTCAATTGCAGCAATTGCTTCTTTAGCTGCCTTTTCTCTTTCTGCGTCAGTCTTTAATTGATCTTGAGCTGTTTGTTGCCCTTTCTTTGCAATCAAGTTTAGTTCTTCTCTCCTAACTATAGCCTTATTTTCATCGGCTTCTATTTTCTTATTCAGCTTGTCAATTTCCGAACCGGCTGCTAAACTTTCTTTTACAAATTCCCCAGCATTTTCAGCCGTATCAAATAGTCCTGTTATTATTTTGCGTGCCCCTTCTATTGGATTGATCAGAAAATTAACTACCCCTGTAGCAAAGCTTTTTAATGTTTCTAAAGGATTGGAAAAGGCATCAAATAAAGAGCCTCCAAGGTCCTGTACTATGCCAATTGTTCTTTGAAATAATGCTGATAGAGGTCTAGTTACTGATGTAACAGCATCCATACCGCGCTGTGTACTTGACAAAAAGGTTACTAAAGCTCCAAAAGCTACTACAATAGCTCCAATACCCGTAGATATTAAAGCTAATCTGAATAGTTTAGTAGCTTTTGTTAAGCCTGAAGTTCCAACGGTCGCGGCCCTGGCAGCGTCCCTTGAAGCTAGAAGGCTGGTCTTATAGCCGTCAATCCTTCCTTTTATATCATTGATTGATACTCCGAATATCTTAGTATTTTTTGCTGATTCTAAAAAAGATCCTGCAGCTTCATTGTTGGTATCAGTTAGTTTCTTGTTTTCCTGTTCTAATTTAGAAACGTCTTTGACCAGGTCTTCAACTTCACCTTCTAATTCTTTGGCTCCTTCGCCTATCTTATCAAAAGGGTCTTCACCTTTTAATTTATCAAATTTCTTTTCAAGCTCTTCAAGTCTATTAATAAACTGATCAAAGCCCTGAAGGTCATCCGTAAATCTAAACCCGTATTCTATTTCATCCATTACTTCTGTTTTTTACTTGCTACCTTTGCTGCATGGACTTCATTTGCTTCTTTTATCCAATCTTTAAATATTATAACATCAGCTTTTACTACAGTATCATAATTAAAGGGTAGATATTCACATATAATTATTATCGCTTGTTTAATCTGCTTATCTAATTCCTTTTCATGATTCCATTTTTTGCCGTTCAGGTTATTTATACTGAAGGCTCCAAATCTTTCAATGTCTTTTCCAGGTCCCGCCTCTTCTGTTGAAGGTCTTTTAGGCTTTGGTTCCGCTGCTTGTACGCGCTGATAAATCCTGGTGTAATAGTCAGCGCTAGCTCTAAAAAATCCTGTTCATTTAATCCCTCCTTATTCCAATCATCAATCTTAGCATTTGCATAGTCTTTATTCCAATTGGTTAGATCCTCTTCAGGCCTTACTATGAAAAGGGTACACATAATAAAAGCCATTGAATACCTGTCCTTGGCTGTTGACTTTATACCCTCTAAAATTGCACTATTATTCATTAACATTTTTTTGACCTTCAGCGCTGCAGGTATGTCCTCAAATGCTATGTCTTCATTTTGTTTTATTGCTTTTACTAATTGTTTGAAGCTGGTCCCCATACCTAAAGCGCCCCCCATCTTTTCCATTTGCCCAAACCTGTAAATGCCTACAGCTTCTTCAGGGCTTCGAATAATAAACCGTTTACCGTTGGCTTTGAATTCACTTAATAATATGCCCTGGTCATTCCTGGGCAGGTCTTTAATTTTATTCATTTAATTACCTTTGTTAAAATGTGCGCTAAGAATATTGTTAAAACTATACAGGCAAAATGTCCCTGTAAGCTGTATTGTTTTGCTAATGGAAAATATATAGCCATGAAAAAACCTGCATGACATTCAGCGCAAAGATAGCCCCAGGCTAAAACGGCCTTTTGTAAATAGTTAGGGGTCCAACTTTGAATAGCGTCATACTTTCCAAAACTTGCTATCTTATTTGAGACATTAGGCATAAAAGAAAATATACCTTTTGCATCAGTTAAAGGTCCACAATAAAGATAGGCCCAAATTGAAATAACAAATATGTCTATTATACTACCTTGCATATTATCGGTTCTTGGTCAGGGTCAGGAGCGCAAATTTCAGCATCAATACACCCTTCCGGAATTTTAATAGTTACCGGAAAATCTAAAGCAAAAAATTGATAAGGATAAATAAGCTTATCTTTTAATTTGCTGTAGTAACTATATTTTGAAAATATCTTATAATCGTTTTTTCTAATATTTGGTAAACCTATTTCTACAGATCCGTTATTATACGGCGGTCCTAGTTTACATTTTCCTATAATACCTGATGTCATTATACAGGCTATAATTGCAGAACAGTCGCCACAAATTGCAACCCCTAACTTTCTAAGATTAACCCAGCCCACTAAAGTAAGCGTACCGGTCCAAACATAGGTTTTACCTTTTGCACCTTCGCAGCCCCTAGGCCTAAGATCTGAGCCCTCAAAGTAAAAGATTGAATTACATTGACCGGGTATAATAGGGCTATAGCCTGAATTATTTAAACATGTAGCTGTTGCATTACAGGTTACAGGAAAAGTTATTTTCTTAGTAACTCCATTATCTAATACTTCAGTTTTACTTACAACCTGGACCAGGCCCCCGTAATTTTCAACAAAAGGAAAATCTTTTATAATTGGTTCTAAGCATTTTACTACTTGGTTCATCATAGCCCTAATAGTTTATTATATAATTCTAAATTTGCCTGTCTTACTATATCCAGCTCTTCAGCAGACGGCCTTAATATATTGCCCCATTTTTCTATAAATGAAGTTAGCTTCGCTTCGTCCGTATCATTGTCAGCCCTTAGTACAAATACTATTTCATTTTCGTCTTCTGATTCTAAAACGGGCTTTATGTTTCTCCATAAGTTACCTGTTACTGTAAAATCAACTATTCCATTTCTTGCGTTTTCAAATTCCAACTCTTTAACAGCCTGGTATGAATCTTCATAAGCTGCAAAATCTTCATCTTCGTAGTTCTTACCTGTTGTCTGAATACGTAAAGCCATAAGGGCCTTGAGATCAACTAATATTCTTAATCTTGTATTGGTCCGCTCTTCTAAAAACCTTTGTTTCCTAGCTTTTAGTTCGTTTATATATTCGCGTATGTTTGAAAAGTTAGGCATTTAATTTTATTAATTGGCCTTCCTCACAGCAACCTGAAGGATTAAATCTTTCAGCTAAAAATGAAAACACACCTGTTGAAAAACATTTACCACCGTCCGGGGCTGATGTGAAATTAAAATCTTTTAATGTCGTTATTTCTCCTGTCTCAGTATCACACATAGTAATATTGCTATGCGCTCTGATCAAAGTAAATACCGGCAGCCATACGTCAGGAATTTCACAAACAGTAAAAGCGCATCTTTGCGACTGATTATAAGTCTTTAAAATACTATTCCCGTTTATATCTGTCTTAACCGTTTCTTCAGCCGTAACATTAGGGTAATCAAAGGAGCCGTCAAGATAAACAGACTGCTCAAATCCTGTTTGGTATTTGATACCTCCTATATTACATTTATGTGACCATTTTAATAAGATCATTTCTGTAGTGCTTCTTTTAATAATTTAATTTGCTCTTCCTTTACTTCGTCACTAGATCCGATATAAGCAGGCATTTCAAAAAGCTTTTCCCATTCGCTACCACGCTGACAAAATACCGTTAGGATAGACATGTGCATCATAGCGTCATAATTACGGCCCTTTCTTAAAGTCATAAAAGGCGCTGTTTTGTGCTGGACCTTAAAGCCAAAATCAATTAATACCTCTGTTAGATAATTATTTTTCTGTTCCATTTTTATACTTCATTTATTTCATAAGTTCCACAGGGATCTTCAGGGTCAAAGGTTATTAAATAAAAAACTGTTTGTATTCCATCCATGCAGTCAGTCCTTAGTTTTCTTTGAACCGCAACTGACCCTGTTTCATTACTTGGTATTTGAGCTGTTGACCCTACTACTGTTTGACCGCCCTGGTCAGGTATTGCAAAGCAAATAGCTTCATATACTTTTTTACTTGTTACCGTATCGCAGGCTTCAACTGTAAAAACCGCTTCACCTGGAGGGCCTTCGCAAGTAAAATTATTGACCAAATTTATAGATGTTATTATTGAGACAGGCTCCTGTATCACCTGCTGAACTTGCATAGTTATTAAAGCTGTTGTACCTCCACATGGATAAACAAAAGTTTTATCTATCGTAAAGGTCAAAGGAAAAGCAGCTGCAGGAATCGCTAGTGTTGATGCTGTATTTATCGTAGTTGTTAAAAAGAAAGCATTTCCGTTGCTACCTTCTAAAGTATAAGTACAATTTAAAGCTAAAGCCCCGTTTAAAACTATAGCATTAACAAAGTTTACAGCAGAAAATGCAAAGCCAAAAGTTGTAGGGCTATTCTGTAGCAATAAAATTGTAGGGACATTAGCAATATATATGCTGTCTATTTCGTCACAACAGTCCGGCGTTTTTTCGCAGCCTGTTATTTTTAATTTACCTACTTCAAAGCCACAAAATTGGCAGATGTCTAATACTTCTGAATAGCATTTTTCATCTCCGCAAGTGATCACTAATTCATGTTTTCCCGTTGGTAGTCCGTCAGGAAAATAAACGTTTTGAGCCTCTAAAATATATTCATTAGTCAAAGGGTCAAAGTAATAATCAAATAGGGTAGGGTCCAGGACAGTAACAGCGCCTGTTAAAATGTTTATTAATTCAATAGTGCAGTCATTCCCAGGTACTGTTATCTGAAAGTTCAAACTACAATCTGAAGTCTTAATACCAAAACGACTATCACAGCAGCTTTGAAACCTATTTTGTTTCTGCTGATCACTATAAAAAGGCACTATCTGCCCTGTATTTTTTGCTTGTTTCAATTTGCTGTAGTTAAAAATGTTCTAAAAGCAATTTCAAATCCATCAGGAGGCAAAGGCTGAAAAGTAAAAGCATTCATCCCAAATTTTTGACCTGCCCTGGCATACTGTGTTACTGTCATAGTTGACTTTGTTCCTGATCTTCTAAAGACTAAAGTATTGGCGTACAATATCGAATTACAATAGCCGTCTTTTATCTTCAGATTCGCCGTATAAACCATGTGCATTAACAGCATTTTAATTGATCATGAATAATAGTAAGCTCTAAACATTGCGCTTTTGCTGAATAGGAAGCGCTTACAACTTCACCCCAGCCTAAATTTGTCTTTACTAAGTCTTTAGGGTTAAAGTTTTTCAGATCTTCACAGCAAAAGTCTGTTATTATTATAGGCTCCTGTAGCTTTGTTTTCTTTGCTGATTCTGCACAAATATCCTCACCACAAATACAGACATCATATTGAAAGCGGTCATGTAACCAATAACACTTTTGAAGTTCTGTAAAGCTTAGATGATTATTATTGTCATCTACATAAAGGCTTCCATTAAACTCAATTGCATTGATCAATACAAAGCCGTCATAATCGATAACATCATTCGATACAGCGCCCGTATCAGGATCCTCAAAAGAATTTGCTAGGATATAATTTATATCTGTTGTTATGCAATCAACATCATAGTCTTGTTTTTCTCCTAATTCTGTACAACCTGATTTATATTCTATGTCTTCACCTTCAAAATAGTCAGATACTTCGTCCATCCAATTAAACTGCTCAAATTGTGGAAAATTTGAAGCGCTGTAGCTGTATTTATTAGGCAGGCAATGACCGTAATTAACTGTCAGGTCCAGGCCTTGATTTTTAATTGACTCAAAGTAACTGACATGCTCTATCCGTAATTTACCGTCAACTATTTCAAATCTTATATTGAACATTGCAAAATAATTACACATCAATGATTCGAGGTCCTTTACGCATCTAGTAGCATTTGCAAAAGCTGAAGGGTTTATTACGTCAGACTTCGCATATAAAACTAAATTCTGTAAATTTTCAGCAGCGCAATCATAGGCTGTATTTTGCGGAGCGTCCCCAATAGGATTGATATTGAAAAAGTCTGAACATATTTCAAGATCACATTCAACAGCCCAAAGATTAATTACATCTTCAAACGTCATTCCATTATCAAAATCCTGCTGTCCTATTACCTCCCAAAAGTTTCTAACTTCGTCGTCATCCTGATAAAGACTTACTACTGCAACAGCTACAGGTCTGACATAAGTACTGCCCTCTAAGATCCAATTCCCTGGAGGCACGCCCGGCCCGTTATACTCTTCACGTGCCCAGCAACTTTGTTTAATATTAAAGTCAGCACTCGCTACATGGCTTATCAATGTCCAGCCATTAGCAGGATTAGTTAAACAGCTATCTTCAGGATCTAAATAGTTACCTGTAGAACATTGAGGGCCTGCACAATTACAGCAGACTTCAACTATTTCACCTATTAAAGAGTTTATTGTAACGGTGTTAACTATATCGCAAATGTTTTTTTCTTCTGTCCAGCTTTGCAAAAAGCAACTATATTCATCTTCTGAAGTCGGCTGTATTATTACGTCACAATTATCTTCATCAAAATTACCTTTATTGAGATTCAAATAGCTTGTAATGCAGTCGGTCCAAACCCCGTCACACTTAGATTGAAGGTTAACAGGTATTTTATCGCAGCGGTCACAGCTGTTATTAAGATCAATAAAAGGCTTTGCATTATCGCCGCAAAAATTAAGATCCATTTCTAACGAATAGGTATAGTATCCCCATTTGGCATCAGGCTCCCAATTTAACCGGAAGTCATCATTGACGGGGTCAAGCTGTTCAAAGCCTGACCCTACGTCTGTTAAAAATCGAAACCTATTCGAAAGCATCTATACTAATTTCTTTATTTTTTGCATGTCAACCTTTTCTACTACTTCAGCAGCTTTTTCTGTCTTAGTGTTAAGCTTATTTACAAATGAAATAATCTCTTCGGCTTCATTGAGCGCCGTATCTAACGGTACTGTCTTTTCATTTACCTGATAAGTACCTGAAGAGCTGACAGCCCAGGGGTAATATCTTCTGCTCAAATGAGTCTGAGTTATCTGACCTCTTAGCTGTAATTCAGCCGCTTCTTTTTGGGCTTTCATTTGCTTGTTTTGCATTATCTGCTGTTGTTTTTCTTTACTATTCATTATTTGCGTTTTACGTTATATAATCCATTCTTTAAAAGCTTCTACAATTTCAATTGCCTTAGCTTCGTCTTTTATAAATATTGATTCTAAATTTTCGCCGTTACTATCACAAATGATAACGTTGTAGTGATCTATCCTGTGAACCTGGTCTTCAAATTGCACTTTATAGCTTCTAAACTTTGCCCTGATTCCGTTAACTTCGCTGATAGTAAAGAAAGATTTATTAAAATACTTTTCCTTAAACATGTCCTTAACCCTCAAAGACTCATCTTCATTGTAGCTAATTTCATACTTTTCAGCGAAGCCCGTTTCTAATAATGAAAGGCCGTATTTGCCAAATGTTATTGAGCCTTTTGGCTTTCCAATAAATTCTACAGCTACAGTATTGCTTGGTATGTATTCAATTACTTTCATTAGCGAATTTATATTTACTATCTGCAAGAAAACCTTTAGTTTTTAAAAAACTTTCCCAGCTATTTTTAACTGCGATATCTGAATCAGGCATTATTTCAGATACTATTCTTTTGGCACTTATATTATTATTTTCATCTTCAGCCTTATGCTCCAACCATTTTGCTGCAGCTAAATAAGTTATTTTTGCTTTCAATATTTTCTGCTTACAGCTTGACCTATTTCTTTTTAAGCGCCTTAGTTTAACTAATGCCCTTTTTTGCAATTGCACACAATGTTTAATAATCATTAATTATATTCGTTTAATGTTCGGCCTCTTTTAATAAGCGTTTCTGCAACACCGTCACTAATCCAATTTATTGTACTCCTGCAGTTATAACCATGTCCATCAATAAAAATGTCGTTACCGTCTTTCTTGCCCTGCCAATCTAGGTCCTGGTCCCATCTTTCTGCAAATTCCCTAGTATAAATATTGTTAGATCTATCCCTGCAAAAGTCTGTTGATGTATCCTTTACCGTATGAGCCCAAATGAAATAGTTATAACCTAATTGGTCAGCTATTTCTAATTGTACCGTCCTGTCATAAGTAGCAAATACATCATTTGTCTGCTGCTTAAATCTTGCTTCAACTATCCCGTTGGTCTTTCCAAAAAATTTATTCTCAAAGTTCTTTACAAAAGTCGCCCGGTCCTGTTTTCCTGAAATACCTTTATTGAATTCCCTTACAATTTGTCCTGCTATCTTGTTATCATTTGCTACCTGATCAAGCCAACTGTTTTTTATTGGTATTTTCTTATCATGGTCCCAGCCTATATTTAGATAAACTTTATTTTCTGCAGACTTTGCCGCTTTCTTGACTATCCTTTTTTCAGATTGAGTATCAAAGTATTTCTTATTAAAAGTTATTAGCCTGGATACTCCTTTTATAATCCTTTCAACTATTTCTTTTCCAAAGGACCCGTTAAAAGCGTCAACTAATTTTCTGACTTTCTTTTGCTGAGTTATGTTATAAGTTGAAAAGGTCAGCTTTCCTTCGTCATCAACTCTAAAGTCAAATACTAATTTCAAAAGGTCATTGAAAAAATCCCTTTGAGCCCTTGCAATGAGTTTAAAAAGTTTACGCTCTTCAGCATTGACAAAGTCTAACCTTTCATTTTGTATTTGTCTAGTTGTCATTATTTACATCCTCTTCTATTTCGTCAATTGGTGTAATACTACCTTTAAATTCATTCGTCTTTGCCTGTACTAATTCTTTCTGTTTCTCAATTGTCAGGTCAGAAAAATGTACCTTCTTTATCTGCCCCTTATTTAAGTCATAAGTTATTTCCTTAACTATCCTGTCAAAGTTTTCATATAAAACCCTGTCGTCGTCATCCTGGGACCTGTCAGTTAAAATAAATGCAATCTCTTCAATTGACTTATCAGCAAAAGGCTTAAAGCAATCAAAGGCTTTAATTTCAGATAGCACTACAGGGTCATTCTGAAAGACTTTACCTGTTACCCTATAGCCTAATTCCTGTAAAGTCTTAGCGTCGATACCGGCTTCTTTTGCAGCTCTATAGTCTTGTATTCTAGTAGCTGTATCTTTTAACCTGAAGTCCCTACCAAATTTGTGATCAACTTCTAATCCCGTTTCTTTTCCAAGGTATTGAGCGCAAATTCTTATTCCCGTACAGTAAGCCTCAGATATTAAAACGCCAAATTCCCAAAGGGCATCATATACATTTTCGTTAAGCTGTACGACTTCTGTAGCTGTCTTTCCAAATACAGGATTTTGCAGGACCTGGGTATTAAATACCGCCTGCTCTACTAGTGCTAATTCTTTATAAAGCTGATCAGATAGAAATTGTGGTGTTTCTGTTGGTAGTCTGATATATGTTGCAAATGTTTCTAGCGGTACAGGCGTCACGTTATCCCCTTCAGGTAATTGTACTGATATAATTTCCTGGTCAGTCATGTGCCATTTTTGACCGGATCCTTTACAGGCTTGACAGTCTATTTTTGTATCTTCATAACAACCGCCTGCACATGGCCCATGATCTGTATGTACATAATCGCAGGGCTGACCGTAAGTCATTTTCTGTAGAAAGGTATGCTTTGCCTTTGTAATATCTAAGAAAGATTTATCTCTTATAATATCCAAAAGTATGCCCCTTGCTTTTTGTAATGGTGTAACAAACGTTTCCCCTTTGGTTAACAGGTCAGGTATATTGCCTGTTCTAATCCCTGGGAATTCCTTTGACCCGTTTTCAAAAAACCTTAGTTGAAAGTGACGGCCTGCTGTTTTGTTTTCTGTCTTGTAAAGGACCGTATTGATATTATCACCGCTTACTTCAGGTAGTTCTTTTTCTTTGTACTCTTCGGCTTGTATAACCCAGCCTGCAGCGTATATGTAGTATATTTTTAGCTCAGTTTCTTTTTCTTCAGGGGCTTTTTCGTATTTGGTTTTCTTTTTCTCTTTTTGCTCTTGTATATGCTTATCGTATAATTCAGGTTTTTTATTCCAATAGCCGGTTAATAGCCCCGTTTCCTGTTCAGTTTCTTTTTGGTGTTCTACTATTAGCCAATTGACAACCCCGTTAACTTCACTGTAGTTTTTAGCCTGCTTAGAACTAACCTCAAAAGGATAAAATTGAAAATCTTTTATATCTCCAAAACTATCAGTTATTTTTTTACGCTCAAATAACATCCAAGCATTAGGGTCATTGAAATAGTAATATCTTAGCCTTTGATGTATGTAATTTTCAAAAGACTTTTTGCCCTTGAAATGTTTAGTCTTATTATTGATTCTTTTTAGTACAACTTCGTCTGTATGACATATACTTTTTTTGACGTTATCAGATCTGTCAGCTTTTTTATATACTGATTCAATCTGTCCTGCAATAAAAGGCGTATAGGAATTAGTAAGCTTGACCCGGCTTTCTTTTTGTTTCTCTGATTCTGTACGGTAACAAACAACAAATTCCCTTTGGTCCAGGCCTGTATTGATCTGGTGGGCAAATTTAGCAACCTTACAGACCCGTTCATAGTGTTTATGTTCACCGTCTTTGCTGATGTTATCTAGTAATATGTCTTGTAACTCTTCTTTAATCATTAGTTATGAATTAAACCGTAACCTCTTTTTCTTTTACCGGTAAGTTGTTTAAAAATGTACCTTGACGCGTCTATTAAATGGTTCCATTTATCTATTGGTATTGAAGCTTTCTTATCATTCCAAACGTAATTATTAAGCTCCTTTTTTAGATCAGGGGACAACCCACAAACGACAATTTCATAATCCTGCATTGATCTAATCCCATTTATTACAGAATCAGGACCTTTGACGGCATCTTTAATATTAATCTTTGCCTTTCTTAAAGCGTCTGTAGTCCTTTTTTCATGATCAGCAACTACTAAGTCTTTAGCTTTATCTAATCGTGCCTTGACCGCCTGTATTGTCTCTTCTGTTCCCTGTTCTGTCTTGTATAACTTTTGCTCTATGTAGATAATTTTCCTTTTTTGATCAACTGCTAGTTTTACCATTGCATTAGGGTCCGGAAAGAACCCATAATCAAGACCATAGCCATAAGGTAAAGAAGTATCCATATTGCCAATAGTCCAGGTAGGGAAAATAACCCCTTCAGCTTTTTCTAACCAGCCGCCTATGTAATTGTAATAGTAGTGTGACTTGTGTTTGTCTTCGTCAGACATTTCAAAAGTCTTTTTCTTAAAGGCCTCCGCTTTTGCTTTCCAATCTTCAGATAAATACTTCTCGCCAATATGGTAGGTAGTATGTATATGCTCCACGTTATCCATATCTGAGACAGTAACATTAAAGCCCTGTACTTCTATTTGTTTAGACTTTGGGGCTATGAATTTGGAATATATAAAATGTTCCCTGGTCGTTGGATTTTGTATCCATATAACCCGGTTCTTAGCTTCTATTGTTCTTATGGAGTCGTCTATAATGTCAAACTTCTTTTCGTCATTAAAATCTTCGCCCTCTTCAACTACAAAAATGTTAATTCCTGCTAATGATTTAAGATTAGCAGTCTGATCTTTTGAATTCACTTTAATACCTGAAAAAAGTATAAATGATCCTGTATGTATGTTAGTCGCTTTGCTGTTTGATATTTTGAAATGATCACTTACTCCATGCCTTTCGATAACCTCTTCAAAATGGGGCAAAATTGATTTATTAGCTGAAGTCATCGTATATCTAGTAAACAATACGCCTGTATTCTCTTTGTAAGTTTCTGACATTACAAATTCATGTACATTACTTGACTTTAAAGAACCCCGGCCTCCTGTAATAAGTGTATATCTCTTATTTGTGGAATAAAGAGGCTTGAAAATATCATGTACTTTATATGGCTGTTCAACTATCTTCATTTTCGAATGTAGGTACAGGAAATATTAATTTTTCTCCTTTGCTTGTATGGTCAACCTTTTGCCCTAGTGCTTCCTTCTCTTCATTTGAAGCACAAAGTTTATATAGTGCTATCTGAAGAGCTGCAGAATCAGCTTTTAGCCATTTTTTTCGAAGCTTAGTTTTAACATCAACCTTATTTTGGTCAATAGCTTCTTTTATAGCCTGTACTTTATGTAATTCTTTATTATAAAAAGTCTTGCTACTAATTGGCAATAATGAAACAGCCTCTTCAATAGTTATTAGATCTTCGTCCTCAATAACCTGTATAGCCTGCTGTATTAAACCTTCTTTATCGTATGCCATTATCTTATAAACTTTTCAGTCATCCTTTGATATTGGGCTTTTATAGCGAAATATTCCCTTTTATCATTGAAAGATTCTTTATACTCTTCAATAGCTTGTTTAAAACTTATTCGCCTTTCTATTGCCCTATTGATATACCCAAACATTACAGCGTCCTGGGTTCTTGACTTTGATATTTTAGCTATGTCCATTGATTAGATTTAAAGCTTCTTTAGTATTGTTGACTATGTTATAATTAACCCCGTTAGATTCTACTCCTGCTTTGCATTTTAATTCGCCTTCTGTGAGCTTTCTTTTACTTGGGGGTTTAGATCCGTCTTTGATTTCTACTATGTGGGTTTTGCCTTTATAGAAAACTAGAATATCAAAGGCATTTTTTAAGGTGTGAGTATGAACTACAAAAGCCCCAGCCTGTCGAAGGGCTTTGACTATTTCAGCTTGATTAGCGTCTACTTTAGAAGCGTATTTCATAATCGGTTTAAAAATAGGAGCCGGTGCAAACCACAAAAGACCGACCCCTCGAATTAATCTAAACAATTTTTAAATATAAAAGCCTATTAGGGTACAGGGTTACTGATTCCTAATAGGCTATATACAAAAATTGTTAGTCAAATATACTAACTTTTTGTTGATAATAAAAAATACACCTACTGATTAATTTTATGTTGTTTAGTTTTTTGGTGGTTTTATTTCTACTCAATGGGTTACGTCTTTTATTAATTCATTTCTAGGCCCTAGTGCGTAAAAATGGCCGTCATAGTCCAATGACCCAATTTTCCAACCTTGTGTTCTGCTCCAAACTAAAACATCTTCATTTGGCATATTGTCTATTGTTACTCTTATCCACTTCATTGGTGTTTGTTTATTATTTCTAAAAATTCCTTTTCGTAAGAGCAATCTGCTAAATGTTCACCAATTATGCTTCTAATTAAATGACTGGCTTTTACTCCTGTCTTTTTTAAGTAATATTCTAATAACTCTTTTTGAATGCTGTTTAACCTCACTTGCAGCAAATGTTGTTTCTTATCCTCCACCTCTACAAATCTACCTTTGTCCCTTGAGTAGTTTGTTTCGCTTTCAAAGACATCTAATATTTTAAAATTAATTTCTGTTTCTTCTTTATTCATTAGTGTTTGTTTATTATTTCTAATGCTTTTTCTATTCCATCATTAACCCCTGTTGGATAGTTACCAATAGGTTCATTAAAAATCTCTTCCTCTATCTCCTCTACTATCTTATCCAACTTTAAAGCCATTTGTTCTTGGTGGTAAGATTCCAAATAACTAATATACTTTTGCAATTGTATCGCATACGCTCCATAATTACCATCTCCGCAATATTTGGGCTTTTCCATTTCCTTTGCTATTTCTTTACTCATAATCTAATTAGCTGACTTTTTAATAAACTTTTGAATTTCTTTTATTTGCTTATCCGTTAATTCTATGCCTTCATTTTCTGCATGCTTTTTTAATCCGTAAAAACTGTTCGAATTATAAGAACCATTCCAAAACCAAAGGGGCGTATCATTTGAATAGGACCAGCCCCTAGTCAGTACCATGGTAGTGTCCAAAATATTCTTATTGCTAGAATTTAGAACTACATGACCAAATTTATCAGAAGATCCCTGTGGATTAGAATGACAGCTTAAACATTCCTGAATAGTTGGAAGGGTTCTTTTTATCCTATTGGTCATTTGGCCGGTCTTGACATATTCTGCCCAATCTGTATATACTTCTAATGAATTCATATATTTTAATAAGGCGTCTGTTATAATATGGCCGGTAACTTCTGAGCTTTGATAACATACAGCAGCATAGTATTTATATTTGTCCATTTGGGCAGTTTTTACCGTATCTATTTGATGGGCAGTAAATCCAAATTGCGCTGTAGGCTGTAGCTCTTTTTTTACTCCTTTATGTAAGGCTAATTCTTTATGCTTAAAGCCTCTTATTCCTGGGGAATTAATTTTAGGGGCATCAACAGTTATATTTTTTGGTCCATATTTGCAGATCTGCATTCCCTTATCTAACCTGACCACCCCTTCACCGCCTTGGAGTTTATCTGTAGGCATAAAGTTATTACTTCCAACGTGACAGGAAGCGCCCGCGCAGGAGCCGCCACCATAAAGACTTATTGATGAATCAAAAAATAAGTTAGCACCCATTTCCTCTTTACATTCCTGGTTCTTTTCCTGGGCTGATAATGATGTTATTCCTAGTAAAAGGATTATTATTATATTTTTCATGATTTTATTTTTTATTGTTGTCTAATTTGACAGGTTTATTTTTCATTCCGTAATAAGTTCCTAAAAGGCCCCCTGTTGTTGATGCAACGATTATTGGTAAATAAGACCAATTCCAAGTATTCATTAATTCATACATTGATGTTGCTCCTATTGCAATTGATACTAACCAAGACCAATGAACCAAGGCGCCTGAAAACAAAGCTTTTGTGATGTCTCCTTTTGCTATTGCTCTAACGTTTATTGTTCTAAAGCCTATAAATATAATTTGGCTTACAAACATGTAGATTGTTAAATCAGTTATTGTCATTGTTTATTGTTTTCCTGGTCAGCTTGATTGTAAAACCCAATTTGATCTGCTAAAGAAATTTCTTTTTTACCCTTCCTTTCACTTTCAATATAGCCTGCCAACAAACAGCTGTAATTTGCTAGGTCCTGGAGTGTATCGGTTACACTTTCATCTTTTACCAATAATTCCCCTTTTTCTACAAAGGAGCTTATGCGTTTCATTTTATCCATCATTCGAGTCAGAAAGCCCTGTTCTGTTTTAATCCCTAAAACTTCGACAGATTTAAAATTTGCAAATGGATCTTTTGAAGCACCGGTATAATCAGCGTTTTTCTTTTTGCTTATATCTATACATTCATTAAAGAATGCTTCTGAAAATTTAAAGTATTCGTCTTTAGTCATTGTTGTTCTTTATTTTGTGTTTTTAGATCAAGTAATTTGGATCCGGAACCCTTTATGTCGTAACCGGCTTTTTCCATAACTTTCATGGCTTCAACTGTTACTCTCGAACTATCAACAATAGCATTAGCAATGCTTGTTATTGCTTTAGATCTATTTATCTCTATTTGTAATTCTTCTGATGTAATGTCTTCTTGCCCTAATCTCTCTAGTTGTGCAAACAGATGATTATTTAGGTCTGTTATCTTGTTTTTCAATTATGTTTTTGTTTAAATTATTTATCAACAATATCGTTTTCCTTAGTTCATGAGGTATTTTTCTACCACCCTTTTTATTTATTATGGATTGATCTTTGCGATGTATCAGATATAAATTTTCAATATCACAATTAAGGCTATTTCCATCCTTAAATTGCACATTATAACCATCAGGTATTGGTCCATTTATTTTTTCAAATAACCATCTATGAAATAGGACCCAGTTTGCTTTTGCAAGCCTAAAATAGTAGTAAGGATAATTTCCTTGGCTTCTAATGCTCACTGAATATTCTTCTTTTGTGTTATGTGGATCTTCTCCTTTTTTAAATCTGGTCTTCTTTGAATTTTCTATTTTTTCTTTAGACATCCAATCTTTTTGAGGTCTGCCTTTGTTCCAAGATTCTCTACCTTTTTTAAATCTGGATTCATTTTTAAATTTTTCTATGATTTCCTCAGGCACCTTAAGACCTTCTTTTTTCAATACAGTAGATACAAAGCAACCAGATCTACCCAAAATAGTAGCCATTCTTTTAGATGGAATTTTTAAGTAGTTTTCCTTAATGAATTGGACTTGGTACTCTCTGGTCATATTCGTAATTCTTTTTCTAGTATTTTATTTCTTACTATTTCGCTTTGCTGGTCTAGTATTTCTTTTGAATGACTAGCTTGATGACATTGGCGACAAAGTGGTATAAGATTAAAGGGGTCATTTAAAAGACGGCCTAGCCTGCCATAAATATGGTGCAAATCTACTGACTGACGAAAGCATTTAGGCATCCAACATTCTATGTAATCCGTTTCATCTAATTGCCAAAATTTTAAAAATTCTTTCTTGTAGCTAATCATGTCGTATTTGACAGTTTATGAATCTTAATTGCTTTAAATATCTCCTGTGCTACTGATGGAACTATTGCGTTTCCCATTTGCTTCAATCTTGCGGCTCTTCCTTTCATACCTACTACTACTCTAGGAATATCAGGTTCAAATTCTATGTCGTACATTTTTGGATCGTCAATGTTTAGGTCAGTCCATCCTACAGGGAAATTCATTAACCATTCTACCCAATTTGGATTTAAAGACTCTTTACCCGTACTGTTGTATTTAGCAACCCAGTCTTCTATATTGCCCTTTTTTCTATCGTTGTTGCAATTACCCCTACTCATTGCTTCTCTTGGTGTAGGTAAAAACCCTCCCGTAACTTGTTCCGCCAAACTTCCTGGGCTGTCTTTTCTTCCTACTGATGCTCTATATTCCTTTCTCTTTTTTCTGCGCTCTTCACTACTTGTCGGTTGTACTGTTGAAGGTGTAAGCAAGAATCCAAATCCGCTCTCTTCGGTGCCACGCTTTTTTACTGCAAGCTGGAATAAGAAACGATTCGACTTTATACCCTTCACTTTCCAAGTCAGATAGTATTTTGTCAAGTGTTGAGCCATTGTCCATTGAAACGAGACCAGAAACATTTTCGCAAATGACATAGGACGGTCTAACTTCCCGTACAACCCTAATAACTTCGTCCCAGATATAACGTTCATCGGCTTCTCCTTTTCGCTTTCCAGCGTGTGAAAAAGGTTGTCAACATGGGAAGCCTGCCGAAATAATATCGACTGCTTCCCTGTATTTTTTTCCGTCAAAATCAAATATATTTTTATAGTGTTTACAATTAGGAAAACGCTTTTCCATTACGGCAGAAGCTTTGTCATCTACTTCTACAGAAAAAACATTTTCTATTCCTTCCCAATGAGCTGCTAAATTAAAGCCGCCTACACCGGAGCATAATGATCCGTGATTCATTGGTCTATAGTTTTTGATTCGTAAACTTTTTTTGAATACTCTTTTAGAGCTTCATTTTGATGTGTCTTTGTACTACGCCTATTGAGGGAATCTAGGACAAATTGAAGGCGCCTTTTTTCGTACTGCAATATAGTAAACTTTGATTTAAAAGTCTTACTAACCAGGGTATTATGTTCGTATTCTTTTTGTATTTGTTCTCTTAAATTATTCAAAAATTCAGAATAATCTATTTTGTTTTCTGTACAATAATGTTCGATATTTACGTACTTAAACTTTTCCTTTTTTGGAGACTCCAGGATCTTTTTTGTCAGCTCTTTTATTGGCTTAATATCTACGTCTTTTTCTTGCTTAAATGTTGCCGGATTGACCTGATTATTTCGCCTTTTTTGATATTCAATTAACCAATCTTCATGAAACTGCTGCAGCCAATCAAACAAAACTTGTATTCCAAAGGCCCCATAAATCTTTCCATATTTGCCCCGTAAGCCGTTTTTAAAGCAAAGGATAAAGTCAGATACAGAAAACTTATAATAATCGCTTAGAACTAATTTGGCTGCTGTCAGAACTTGTTTTTCGTTCATAGGCTTGGAGTTATTTAGCGCTTCATTGGCTTCGCTGATAAGATTTACTAAGATTCCCAGCGTATAAGTTTCACCCAGGTACTTCGTAAGCTCCGACATTTTTGGCGCTGCCTGATCAAAACTTTCGCTGATCAAATTAAATCTTTGATTTTTAGCTTTTTCTAAGTCGAAATTCTCGCAGGCTTTATGCCGGTCAATGCTGTAGCTTCCCGTTTTTTGCAACTCTTTGATTCTATCGGGCGTTATCCATTGCCCTAATGAATTCTGCTGATCGCTCTGATAAACTTTTACTTCCTTCATTTTTTGTTGTTTTTGCTGAGTTATAAATTTCGTTTACTGTCCGGGCCCAATAGTCCAAGCTCAATTTTTTCTTTAAATGAAAATCAGAAGCGCCGTCAATCATTTTTTGAAAACCACCAACTGCCCAATCAAGATCCATTTTTGGGCAGGAAGGAAATTCTTTGTGCCGGCCCTTCCAAAGCCCCCGAACAAATCGAATAATTTTTTCTAAATTTTTGTTATCAAAATCCTCCCATTGATAATCAGGAAAATTTGAAAGCCAAACTTTTTTAAATTCTGAAAATTCGTTTTTAACCAATTCGTCATTTTCTGAACTTTCTTTTTTTACTTTTTCTTTCTCCTTGTCCTTGTCTTTATCCTTGTCTTTATCCTTGTCCTTGTCCTTACACCTTTGCAAGGTGTTTGTAAGCCCCTTATTTTTTAAGATTGTTAAAACAGAATTATGAACCCTGTTGCTAGTTTTTAATTCTCCATATTGAAATTCAATGAATTTTGGGACGAAAATTTCTGTATCAGTTATCCAGGTTAAATTGTCCCCAAAGGTTTTTTTTATGTCTTTTAAGGTAAATTCAAAGCCTAATCTGCTTTTAATGACGTCAGGCTCAACCTGCCAAATTCCAGCATGTGAACAGTCATTAATTATGTAGATCCAAAGGAGCTTATAAGGGCCTTCTAAAGACCGTAGAAACTCCTTTTTAAATATGTCTGTATCAATAAATCTTTTAGCCATTTATTTTAATTTCTTTTGGAAGTTTTAGGAAATATGAAAAGTCTACTTTTTCATCAAAAGATATTTGACACCAATGACCTCTTGAAGTATTTACTTCAGTAAAATTTAGTCCAGATAAACTTATTTTAAACTTGAAGATTGAAAGGTTTTGTATCTGTTCAGTCACATAAATAAAATTTCCCTGCTTTATATCTTCACCAATCAATATTAACTGAATATCTATGTCAATATCTTCAATAGGGACCTGAAGCAAGTTTATTAATATATTATCTATGCCATTTTTATAAGTGCAAATTTGTTCGACTGCAGAAATTCCTATTTTATCTTTTTTTAGTTCAATTATTTTTATAAAGTATTTCCCATTATTTTCTGTTACTATTATGAGATCAGCAATACCGTAACCTTGAATTCTAAACTGTCGATGAACTATAGGATTGTCAGCCACATACGGGAACCCCTTTATTAAAAGTTCTGATCTTCCTTCTTCTGTTTGTAAGGCTTCAAAAATTATATCTTCTAAATCTTTTTCTAAAAATTGCATTTGCTTTACTTTTTAGTTGAAAAAATATTGTCCCTTTTAACTCCTTCATTCCATACTTCTATGTAGTGGTAAAGATTATATTCATCAATAACATCTTTGACATATTCTACATTACCTTCAGCTTCTAAGTTGGCTGTACAGATTATGGACCTGCCATCTTTTATCATTTGCTTTATCTGAGGGTTGTCAAATCCCCTAGCTTTACCTGACCTTCTTCTCCTGTAAAGTCTTAGAGTTTCAGGTCTTGTTTCTCTGATATAGCCGTAAGCTGCCTTCTGCCCGCAGCCAATTAATTTGGCTAATTGTTTGGCATTTAATTTTGGGTTATCCTTGGCAATTTGAAGGCGTCTTTCTTTACGTTCTAATCTTTTGTTATTGTGTATTTCTATTTTATTGTTATATGCTGTCATACTCATTTAGATTATATTGTTCGATTAATGAAATAAGTTTTTTTGAATATAAAGGATCAGTCGCATATTTAGCCTTCTGTAAACCTTCAGCCCACTTTTTATAGCATTTATATTTTTGTAAATGAATGTATCTTTTGCGCTGTAAAAACCTGCTGTGATCTCTGAACGACAACCAGGCAGTTTCGTACTTCTTAAAAAAGTCCTTATGATGATCATCGGATGCATTAGTACAATGGCCTTTTTTGCAAGTCTTAGAAAAACATTTTATTCCAAAGTAGTTGTTATTGGTCCTGACTAATTTTGACTGACCTATAGAGCTTTCTAGCATTCCCTGGGCTAATGTAATTGAGGGTAAAACCCCGTATTTTTTATATTCCTGTTGTGCTGTCTCAGACCATCTATCAATAAAGCTTTCTACTTCTTTGGGTAGAATGAGCTGTTTATTTGATTTAATCGGCTCAGGGCATACTGTAGGAGGTCCGTAGTCTTTTAATTCTGTTGTGCTTTCTACTTTTGATGTAGCAAAGCCGTAGATAAATACTAGGAGTAATAGGCTTATAAATTTGTTCATTTTGTTAATTGTTTTTTTCGTTTAGAAATTTGTTTGTTGAGGTATTTAATTCTTGAATCGTAGTTGTCAAAATCGCCTTGGAATTTGGTGTAATGTTTTTCTTTTAAACCAAAACAAGTCCAAATTTCCTTACCTTTATAAAAGGAATGAATTTTATTTATTCGTAAAAACCTATCGAGTCTTAAACAGATATAAGCAGGATAATTTGATCTTGTAAATTTTTCAATCTCAAGTTCTTCTAAAGCATATTCCAAACCTTGCAATTGCTCTTCTTTTGTCAATTCCATTTAATTAGTTTTATTAGGTAAATAAGTAATTGTCTGAAGCGTTTGCACCCCTTTAAAAATCATAGGTTTATTTTTCAGCTCCTTTTGTCTCAGCTCCATTAGCTTTTTAATTTTAGCCATTGCTTCCAGGTCTTTTTTGCAGACAGAATCAACAAATAAATTATTTAAAAGCTTCATTTGTCTATCTTCAGGTTCTCCAAATTTGTTTAATTTGCAGCCGGTACTTTTTGCTAATGAGTTAAAAGGATCTTTACAGTAAACTTCTATCATGTCCCATTCAAAGGATCTGATTTTTGGTAGAAAAAAGATGTGACCGTAATAGACTTTTAATTGATATTCTGACATGGTTTAATCGTTTTTGTTGATGAAAAAAGATGTTAAACAAAGCGCCAAAACGAATGCAAAAGATGTAGTTAACAGCGCTATAAATAATTTTAGGATTACCATTTTTTAAGTAGTTTTGCTTGACCAATAAATTCATATAATTCTGAATGAGTATGAATAATAACTGTGTTTAAATTGCCTTCTACGTCTTCATAAGACAATACATATTCATTCATTTTTGGCTTCGATAGTGCTGTAGTTTTTAAGGAATCAACAGGACAACATTCTATGTATTCTAATTGCCTGGTTGCCTGATCAATAACTTTTTTCGAATCAAAACAGCATTCTTTTGACTGTCCATGTACTGCCAATGATAGACAGATAAAGACCATACATAAAGAAATTAGTTTTATTATTTTATACTTAATATTCATTTGTAATAGGTTAAAAAAGATTAAAAAATAACCCCAGGCCGTCCCTCAACATACCTGGGGCTTGAACACAAATCAAAAACTATTTGATAGCCATAGGAGGCAGCTCTTTCTCTACCCAATTAGGCAGCTTTAATTCTATAATTCCATTTTCGCCGAAAGCTTCATAGCCTGGGAAGTAGTCTTTTTCAATACATTGCTTGATAGTAGATAAGGCAGAAGTATA